GGTGGGGGTCTGCGTCTGCTGGCCGCCAGGCGCGATCGGCTTGAGCGTCGTGGGGTCGTAGCCGCGGCGCCGCATGATATCCGCGGCGCCCGAGTCCATCTGGGTCTGCGCAGGCCCCCCGCCACCCTTGGCGTCCAGCCCCCCGATCGGCGTGAAAGTGGATCCGTAGCTGCCATTGATCACCCTCACCTTGCGGGAGTATGTGTCCGCGGAATTCTTCGCCATCTGCCCGTGCATGGTCTCCATGTCGTTGAGGACGTCGCTGGAGATCGAAGCTCCCGTCAGGTGCCCACCGAGCCAGGCCTTGAAGTGATCGTAGGAAGAGCCCGCGCCACCGTAGCTCTCGATTTCTGGCATGTTCACGCGCTTCACACCATTCGCCGTGTTGATGGTCAAGACGCCCGTCGTTGGCGCGTAAGAATAGGCCAGCTTGTTCCCCTGACGCGCCAGATCGATGATGGTCTGCATCTCCTCCGCGGAGTTGAGCGCTCCGACGTACTCCTGGCCGGCCTGGTTGAAGTCGCGGATCGCGGCCGCCGACAGGTGCGGCGGTACGTTGGAGGTGGGCCCCGTCCCCTGCATGGCCCGCGCAGTGGCAACGGCCTGGTCGAGCTTCGTCTTCAGAATTGCCGGGTTGGTGTCGATCGCCACGGTCTTGCCGACCTCGGCCGCAATCACCTTCGGGTTGATCGCCTGCGCGAGAGAAGCAGCGTGGGTAGCCGCGGCGTTTAGAACTGCCTGCGCGGCCTCGGGCCCTCCGTTCCCCATTGCCGCGTCGTAGGTGGCCTTGTAGCTCGCTTCTGCGTTGTTGTCGAGCCCGTGGAAGATCGCGGAGACGGGGTGCTGGCCGGTCTGCTGCGCGGTCTGCGCCCGCTGCATGGCCGCCGTGATCAGGCCCTGGCGCGTCGACTCCGCGGTGGCTCCCGGTGTCTTCGCTTTATCGAGGGCCTCCGCCGCCCGCGCCTGGTCCGCCTGCGCTGTGTTCTTCGCGGTCTCGGCATTCTTCCCTTTCATTGCGGCCGCATTCTCCAGGATCGTCTGCGCGACCCCGTTCTTCGCCGCCATGTCTTGTACCTGCTGGCGGAAGTTCGGACCAGAGGCCAGCACCGGGAGTTGCGCCGCAAGTTCCGGGTGCTCTCTGCTCAACGTTTCCCTCAGACCATTGAACTGCTGCGCCGCGATATCGTCGTCCTTCGGGTCGAGACCCTCGATGCCGTCTGCGAGCTGTTTGCGGCCTTTGGCGTAGAAATCCGCTTTGCCGGTCTGAAGGGTCTGAGCCGTTGTCAGCATGCCCTGGTGGGACTTGATGAAGGTATCCGCCACGGTGGGGGTGATGCCCGCGTTGTACACCGGGCTGTAGTCCCCGTTGGCGAGGGTCTTCTGGTTCGCCGGGTCGCGCAGGACATCCTGGAGCGTGTTCCAGCTTTGGAGGTCGCGCGTCCTCTGCTGCGCCTGCGCGGCGAGGTCCGCAGCGTTCTGCGTGGCCTGCTGCGTCTGAGCGTTCCGCAGAGCGATCGTGGACGCCATGTCGCGCATCTGCATCAGCGCTCCGACCGTGGTCAAGGGAGACGCCGGTTCCGGCGTCTTTATCGCAAGAGGAATTGCAGCGTCGATTGGCATGGTGTTATCCCGGGATCGGTCCAGAATTCGGAGGTGCGGTGGCGGGGAGCGTCCCTGGCGGGTAATAGATGCTCGTGTAGGGATTGGTGTACCCGGAGTTCGGCGCCCCCGCTCCGTTCGCAGGCGTGCCGAGCATCTTGCTGAGCAGGATCGACTGCATCAGGCTGTTCGACGCCCCCGTCAGCCCCGAGGTGATGGAGTTCGTCATTCCCACCGTCCCCGCTGCGTTCGCGTTGCCGATGCCACCCATGAGGTTTCCGGCATTGACCGCGACTCCCTGGCCTGTTGCATTCAGGCCGGCCGCGGCATTCTCGCCGATCGTGACCGGGGCGAGCATCTCGTTGAACATCTGGGCCTGGCGGCCGAGGTTGGCCTGGTAGCCACCGAGGTTCGCCTGGTATGCCTGAAGACCTGTGCCGTAGGTCTGCAGTGCCCGGTTGAACACGTCGTTGTACGTCGTGTTGGCGAGGTTCGTGTTGTACTGGTCGAGCGCTTTGAGCGTCCCGCCAGAGATCGCCCCGCCGGCCGCCGCGGCGCCTTGCAGGATGCCCTTGGAGCCCTGCTGTGCCGTGAACTGGTAGCCCGGTGTCTGCTGCGCTTCCTCGAGAGACGGTGCGGTAAACGTGCCTGTGAACTGCGGCATTGCCGGCATCGAGCCAGGCCCGAAGGTGCCGTTCCCGAGCGCGGCCATGAGCGCTGCCACGCCCGTGTTCCCCATCGACAGATAGGGGGACATGTTCTGCTGTTCATCCCCCCACATCTGCTTTTGGAAGTCGAGCGCATTTTGTTCCGCCTGCGCCTGCTGGCTGGCGGCATTCTTGGCTCCGATGGCGCCGATGGTGGCCCCTCCGATGGAGCCCACCGCGCCGACGATGCCCATGGTCAACAACCCGCCGAAAGGCATTTACTTGACCTCCTTAGCGAACACCCTGCACCCGATATCCCGATACCCCAGTTCCTGGAAGAACTGATCGCATCGCGCATTGTCCGAGAAGCTGTAGTAGCCGCTCCCCGGCTTCTTCTCGAATAGCCGCTCAATCAGCCCGTGCAGGCGCTTCCCGAGTCCCCTGTGCCGGTATTCCGGCGAGGTCCACCGCGGCCCCGCATGCCATACCCGCTGGAGCGTCCAGAACGCCACGATGCGCCCTTTGTCATCCACCGCGACCGCTGCCGTGGCATTCTTCGGGTCGGACATCCTCCCGCCCTGCTCGCGGAAGACCGGCTCCAGCTGCTGCCACTCTTCAGGCTTGATGAGCCGAATCGTCATATCTGGATGGCCGCTCCGTCCCCTTGGATCACCAACGCGTTCGAGGCGCCGGCTACCGCCCATATGGCATCCCCTGGTTGGAGAACGACACCCCACAGTGCCGTGAGATCCAGGTCCGGAAAAGTCTGGGTCGCCACCGGGACGTTGATCTGCGGTATGACGATATGCTGGTTGTCGTTCGTCGCCCCAGATGGAACCCGCCACACCACGAGGCTTACCGGCGCACCGGTGATGTTCGCCACCCGGCAGACCGCAATCTGGTACTGGTAACTCGCCGGGACAACGGAACCCGCCCCCGGAGGCGCAAACGCGATTGCCGCGGCGGCATTGGCGATGTACTGCGGCTTGAAAATCGGCGAGAGATTATAGACGGCCATTCCTTACCTCCGGAAATAGACAGGCACTGCAATGTTGCTCACGGGGGCGCCCGAGAAGGTTGCGGATGCCCCGCTCAAATCATGGTTATGCGTTGGCATCGACGTTCCGCTGAAACTGGGCTGTGAAACCACACCGGACGGGGTGCCGGCCGAAGCGCCCAGCGTTTCCAGCGAGTACTGCATGGTGGAGCTGGCTATCGTCGCGGGGGCGAACTTGATGTTGGTGGCGTCGACGTTGGCAACCAGATACCCGGCATCGGCCACCCAGTTCGTGCTCGTTCCATCCGTACCGAAAGGCAGCAGGTGCAGATGGTTCCCCAGTGCGTTGCCGATGAATATCGGCTGGCTTACCGTACCCGAGGGAGTTCCTGCGCTTGTGCTCCCCGTAGTCCCACTGAGAGAGATCGTTCCGGGGCCGTTGACTGTCCCCGTGTAGGTCCCACCCTTGCGGTAGACGCCCGTCGTTAGATTCGGCGTCGTGAAGGCCGTTTCTACCAATGATCCAGCACTGATCTGGAGGACCTTCGTTGCCGAACCGTCGCACAGGTGCCAGCCCGGTTCCGTTGGCGCGAGGGCAAAATCCTGGAAGAACCCGCCGAACTGGTCCGCGGCTTCCCATGCCGATCCGTTCCACCGCACCAGATGGTTGTAGGCCACCGCCCCTGTCCCGGTTGTCACACGGTACAGGAAGCCCGCATCATTCGCCCCGAGATCCCCCGGAACCTGCGCCACGGTCCCCGCCATGATGCCGCTGGCGTAGATCCAGGCATTGGACACGCACACGTACAGGACTCGCCGGTCGCTCTCCCAGAACTCCGTCCCGTCCGGATACCCCGTCGCCGGATAGTTGGCGCGGTTCGCATGGCTATCGACCAAGAGCAGGCTGGATGGCTTCGGGTAAGGCGGCCTGAGATACGCCCCGATCGCCCCGGCATCCGTCTCCCTTGAGGCTGCTGGAATCTGCCGCTCATTCCCGAGGACCAGGGACACAGCAGCCGCATCGAGCCGCTGCGGTTCCGGTTTCCGGCCGAGCACCTGCGCTGCCCTGAGCGTCTCCTGGTCCGAGACCCGGTTCGGCCGCGGGGCAATCGTGATCGACTGCTGTGCGCCGATATCGTTCGCCGCCTTGTTCCACAGGCTGAATAGCCAGCGGAAGAACGACACCCAATCCCCGAGCGTCTGAGGCGCGGGGTTGGACGTTCCGTACTTCGGCGGGGGGGTGAGATTCGAGGCCATGCTATGAGCTGCAAACGATCATGTCGAGCTCGGCGCCGAGGACCCCCCAGTACACCGGGTCCGCCGCCCGAAGCCAGAAAACGCGGTCTCGCGAATATCCGCAGCGGTTCAAGTAAGACCGCTGGGTGTACTGCCCGAGCATCCCCACCGGGATGTTCTGCTCTGGCGTGAAGGTGTTTCCCCCGTCGTTAGACCACCGGAGAAGCAATTGCGGGTTCACGCCAACGGGTGGGATCCCATCCAGCCCTACGCCGCGGGCGAGCTCGAATTCGATGCGGTTGTAGATGATCCGCCTATTGCCCTGCCAGATGTGCGGCGCGATGCGGTCTCTGACGATCTCCTGCTGCGTCTGGTTGCCGTTGATGTCCGTCCCGCAGTCGGTATACGCCGCGTCCGAGTACTGATAGATGGCGCCCGGGTTCCCGTCCGTGCCCGTGGAGCCCACCAAATGCCTCCCGTAGCAGTAACAATGGCTGAGCTCCGATCGTCCCTGTGCATACCCCATTGCCGTCTGGTAGGCCCGCTCATGCCATACGTGCCTCCCCAGGAGCTCAGAGGCCGTCCGGTCGTACACCCAGGTCGCGCTTGTGGTCTTCCCCTGCGTCGTGCCGAGCGGAAACAGAACACCCGAGGTGTAGGCCGATGGAAAGGTGATCTGATACATCAGGTGGCCTTTCCACACGTAGGAGAACGCCACCGCATCATCGACGCGAGAGTAGTTTTGCCAGGCCTGCTCGATCGCAAACGTGCTGATCCGCTGCGGAGAGAATGCCCGGTCCAGCCAGCAGGCCCGCTGCCCGCGGGCATCCTGCCCCACCCAGATTAAGGAGTCCCCGAGGTCCGCGAGCGAGAACGGCGCCGCGATGCCCGTCTCAATGAACGTCTCGTTGTAGCTCTGGAATGGGAAGCCACCGATCCCTCCGCTGCCGGCGTTGTAGTAGATCTGGCTCCGCCGGTCCCCCAAGAGTCGGAGATATTCCCGCGACGAGATCACGGCCTTCAGCAGATCCTGCTGGCCCGCCTGCACACTCACATTGGAGGCGTCCCATAGCGTGGCGTCCCCGAGCGGGGTGTCAGCGTTACCCGAGATCTGGAACTGGTTTGAATTCGGGGTGACAACGATGATGTACCCGTCCTGGAAGGTGGCGAAGGAAGCCCCCAAACAGCCGCCGGCCGATACGAGAGAATTAGGCCCTCCCCCCGCAGGGATCACGTAGCCCTGGCCGGCAGAGGCGATGAAGATCTGACCAGTCCCGTTGGCCGCCATGGAAACAGGCTTCCCGTCATTGAACACGGTTCCGATGTTCGTGAAGTTCCCGTTCCGATCAATCGAAAAGACAACCGTGCCGTTCACGCCATAGGCCACGCCCCGCAATTCGAGCAGACCGCGAGTGGGCTGATTAAACGGCACCGGAACCGGGAGGGGGCAGAAAGGCGCATTCCCCGGCGAGGGGGATAGCGCGAGCCGGAACTTCTTCTCGTCTGTGGATTCGTTCGGGACCGCGTACCAGTTCACCAGCCGCTCAATCGCTGCATAGCGATTTTCAAGCTGGTAGCTTGGCCCGCAGAATCCCTCAAAGGGCGTGCTCATCTCAGCATCCGGAAACGTTCGTAATCAGGCCGTTGGTGATCGTCAGCACGCAACTGCCGGCCGTCTTCGTCCCGCTGTAGGTGCTGGCTGCTCCCACATAGGGCACCCATCCGGTATTCGTGGCGATGCCCGTTTCCTTCATCCAAAGGGTATTCCCGGCGTTCCCGGCTTGATTGAGATACATCGAGCCCTGAGTTGCCGTGACGGTGCTGTTCGGGTTTCCATTGCCCACGTAGAATCCGATGACGTTCGGGAGAGTGCCCCCGTAAAATCGAAACAGGGGATTGGACACCTGGCCGCTCCCTGCCACAAAGTCCAGGGTCGTGATTCCGCCCGTTCGATAATCCCCAATCGTCCCCGTGATGCCCGTCTGGTACAGGCTATTTGGTCCGAGACCCCATTGACCGTTCGGGCCGACCGAAAACGGGACCAGATTGTTCGGGCCGTTGTAAAGGCCGTAGTCTTTAGCTCCGGTGCCGTTCAGGTCTTGCTGTATCGTCCAGTCGCCCATCGTCTGTGACGCCCGCCTGGATGTCGCGTGAGTGGTTGGCTGGATCGTGATTGCAGAGGACGGAAACTGAGCGGAGCCCTCCCCAATCGTTACCGGCGAATTAGCGATAGGAGTCAGGCAGCCGAAGCACTGCTGGTTCGGCATGGTGGTCGCGTTTCCCTTGGAAAGATAGTGAACGATGGAAGGCGGCGCGGAGGAGTTCAAAACAGCGATGAATTGGTTGGTTTCGTCGCCATTCAGATCCTCTATGTTGATCGCGCTCGCGTTCAGCACGGACGCCGAGATGTTGAAAGCCTCTGTCACGCTCGCGCTGGCGTAAAGCGTCAGCCCCTTTACGCTGAAATTGACGATGGTACCGCTGATATTCACCAGTGCCGTGGAAGGCGAGGTATCATACTGGGCGATTCCGCCCTCAATCAGGATCTTGTAGTAGCCGGTCGCGTTCGTAGTTTGAACGAAGGGGCCGCACGTCGAGCAACCCGAGTCCGAGTTATTCTCGAAATTCGCACCATAGAAATTCGCGGAAATCGTGCTCCCTGACACCCCGGCCTTGTTGAATTCAAACTGCGTTCCGAAGAAATAGAACTGGTGCGAGCCCGTGTTGGTCTGGACGCCGGCCGTCGTGTTGCCAAGGAAAATGCCTCCGTGGAAGTTCATGTTCGCCCCGGAGTTGGTGACGCCACCCGGCAGCAGAACACCGATTCCATCGGTCTGGATCAGGCAGTCGAAGAACGAGTCGTTGTAGGCATTGTTGCCGACCTGGAACCCCGTTCCGAAGCCCTGGACCGTTACGTTTTGGAAGAACTGATGGTTTGCCTGATATGCGGAGGGGGATTGCGCACTGGACGGGTCTCCGCCGAGGAACACGCCGACCGCTGTATTCGTCGCGGAAGTGCCGTTGATCTGGAGGTCACGGAGCCCCCCCCGCCGGTAAAAGGTGCTTGTTACCGGAGACGCGAACACGATCGCCGCGCCGGATGCCGTCGTGTAGTTGATCGTTGAACAGAGAGAGGAACCCTGCCCAGCAAGCGTCATCCACATCGGCACGGTGATCTTTGCCGTCGTGACATACGTTCCGCACGGAAAGACCAATGTCCCGCCTTGTGCCGTGCTGCCGGCTAAGGCGTTCACCGCTGCCTGAATCGCATTCGTGTCATCGGTGACCCCATCGCCCTTGGCATTAAAATCCTTCACCGTTACGATGTCAGCCAGGCGTGAGCTGACCGTCCTCTGGACGGCCCCGGTCAGGGGGTCTGTGTAGGTCAGCAGCGTCGAAGTGCCAATCGTTTTCACGTAATTGGCAAAGTAGAGCGTCGTGTCCGAAACGTTGTCCTGGGTCCACGCTACGGAACCAGTGGCACAAGTGCCATCGCCACCCGTGCGGAGAACGAACTTGTAAAGCTGCGGGCCCACCCACACCGAGGCCCGGCCGTTCACGTCCAGAATGATCGGGTTCGCGTTCGGCGTGGCGGCCGTCGAATCCGTATAGGTGGCGAGCGGCGTGGTGGTGCCGGCCGCATACGTGCAGAGCTTCGACCCGGCGAGCGGCTTGCCGTACTTGTCCAGATACTGGATTTCGGGCCCTGGCATCGGCACCGCATTGGGCAGGCTGAGCTGCCCAAAAAGTACGGCCGCCGAGTACAGCATGACGGCCGTTGCACGGAGAATTCGCATTAGTACGGCCTCCCGGTCAATAGAAGCTCCCAGTCGCACGCGCCGACGTTCGGCCGGCCGCCGCTGAAGTCGCAGGCCATCCGGGGCGAGGGGGCGTTTACTGCTTTGATCTTGTCCCGCGCCGCCTTCGCCTTGCCGGCGATGTACTGGAGGGGCAGCTTGTGCGGCATGATGTCATGCGTGCAGAGCGGCCAGCAGCGCTCTGCGAGCGTCCAGACGATCGCGTCCCAGTATCCCGGGGGCTCGGCAAAGGTGGACGCAAGGCTTGCCGGGGGCGTCAGCTGGCCCCAGGTGAAGATCTCGAGGCTGTTTCCGACCAGTGGCGGCCAGGTCCAGATCACGCCGATCGGGAACTGCGCATCATAAGCGAAGCAGGACGTTACATTGATGGCTGGGATCTGCGGCGCCGCGATGCCGAGGTACTCCTCCATCGAGATCTGCGATAGCGGAATACGTGTCGGATTCGTGGGGCTCGCACTCGTCATCAGGAGATTGCAGCGGGCGATCGCCACCGGCCGCGGGCCGCTGAAGTCCGTGGCGCCGGGCCCGATCGTGAAGCCGGCCCCGCCGAAGGACTGATTGTTGCCCGTGGTCCCGTGCCCCTTCGCGGTCACCGGGTAGACGTAATCCGGATCCGCGTACTGCATGGTGCGCTCGGCATTGGCCGAGTCGAACCAGGCCAGCCACTCCGTGAAGCAGGCCCCCAGCAGGTCAGCCGAGGGTGTGTAGCCCGACCGCATGTGGCCGCACTTCAGCAATGCCTGAATGATGTATTGCTGGGCCGTCATTTAGGCTGGATCCCCTGGAAGTTGGAGACGGCCGGCGTGGTGATGGGAGACTGCCCCCCGGAGATCGGCGGCGGCAGGGGCTTCTGCCGGTTGGCCGCATTCATGGCGATAAGGCGCATTTCCGACTTCTGCCCGAGCTCGCGGACCACTTCGGCCACCTGCTGCGCCACCGCGGCGCCGAACCGCGGCAGCAGGCGCCAGGCCAGCGCATACTGCAAGGCGTCCTGGAAGCCGTAGGGGAGGATGAAGACCCCCGTCAACGTCCACAGCTGGAACGTTACGGCCGTGTCGAGTTCGACCGTTCCCGCCAGGCTCGGCACCGGCCATAGCGCTGCCGTGATGCCGCCCAGCACGGGATCCACGTTCCAATCGAGGAAGATCTCGTCAGGGCGCTTTGCCGTCGCCCCGAGATCTCCATGCCTGGAGTAGCCGAGGGCCTCCACAATCTCGAGATCCGACCGCACGCCGAGCGAGTCGATCCAGTGCGCGTGGTAGAGCTTTTGCGGGTACGGGACATTGAACGGAGCCGTAGCATTAGGCCCGATGACGTTGCTGGCCGTGGCCGGCGCCCATGCGAAGGTCTGATTCTGGATGGCATAGACCAGATCCTCATCGACTCCCCAGGCCTGCCACATGTTGTTCAATTCCGTAAGGGCATCGGTGGAGTCCGACACGGATGGCGTGCCGCCCTGATCCAGAATCCCGAGCGCTGTTAGCGCGCCGTTAATGATGTCCTGCCCCGCTGGCATGTCCGCTCCTCAAAAAGAGAGTGGGCCGCGTTTAAACGGCCCGTCTGCTTACTTGCCCTTCTTGTTGCTGAGAGCCGCGACCTGCTCCTGCAGCTTCTGCAGGGTTTCGGTCAGGATCGTGACCTGAGCGCCGAGCTCGCGGTTGCGGTCGAGCAGCTCCTTCTTTTCCTGGTGCGGGTCGTGGAGTGCCACCCGCGGCTTCAGGTAGGGTTCGGGGCGGAATCCGAGCTCCTTGAGCTCCTTTTCAGATTCGGCGTCCTCCACAATCTCCTGCCGGCCGTCCGCGTGAAACAGCATCGCCGGGTAGGCGTCGTGCTTGTATGGGGGACGTGCCTCGTCCTTGTCGACCGGGGCGCCCGTGGCCGTGCCCACTCCGCTGATGTTCAGCAGAGCATCTCCAACGGCAATGTGATGCTTGCGGAAGGCTCCGAGGGACTCTTTCAGCCCACCCATGCCCTCGTTGATCTGTCCAATGACACTGACTGTTTCGTTCGGCATTCCTTCTCCGTGTGAAAGTTGGAGGGCGAGTCGCCCCGCCCTCCGGGTTGGTTTACTGGTGGCTCGGGTAGAACTTCGAGTTGGCGGTGTCGTAGCAGAACGTGACGGCGCTGCCCACGGCCTGGCCGGCGGAACTGGCAACCGCAATGTTATTTGCGGCAGTCCAGGTCCACGCACCATCGGCAATGACCGTGAAACACCCGCCGGCAAATCCGACCGGGATGTTAAAGCCCGTCACGCCCAACGCGCCGGTCATATGAAACAACGGCCCCGAGGGAGTGACCTGACTCGCAGCAGAGGCCACCGCGGTGGTAGCATCCTGGCCGATGGAGTCAGGCGCGTTCCAGCCGGCTACCCAGACCCCGCTGTTACTCGCGAGGAATTGGTTGCCGGTGACAACGTCGACCCACGGGGAGGTCTGCACCGAGCTGGGAACCGGCCCATACGGGGCGTAGCTATAGAAGCCGCCCATAGTGGGATCCATGGGAGCGATGAGCACGATCGATCCCGATTTATGCGCCGAGATGAACTGGTCGACGCGGGCGATCGGGATTGTCGTGCCCACAGGGGCACCCACAACCGTTACGAGTTCACCCTTGTGGCCGCCCGGGTCCACGATGTACAGCTTCTGCATGAAGCCGCCAGACGGGCCCGAGATGCCGGTGGCCGAAGCCACCGTGATGAAGCTCGCAGTCGAGGTGAGAGCCGAGGACAGAGTGGTCTGGGTCAGGTTCGTGGCGGATGCCGCGACCGTCACCAGCAGAGCGAGCAGAACAATAGAGAGGACTTTCGAGATGGTTTTCATGGTTTCGTTTCCTCCTTAGCCGTAAATCACACAGCTCATGAAATCGGCATACTGAGCGGCGAACCCATAAATGGCATCCATTCTCTCCGTCTCGTAGCCCGCATACGGCCCGCTGGACTGCCACTGACGGATGGAGCGGATGTAGATGCCCGGCGTGCCGGATTCATCGCCGCCCATCACTTCGGCCTGCACATCGCTCGGCTTGTGGAGCTTCAAGAAGGCGGCCGTGTAGGCTTCCTTCTGGAAGGCAAAGGCCGTGTTGCAGAGCTGGCCGGTGGTGGTCGCCACCGTCACCGCAGCGTTGGCCGCAGGGGACGCGGAGCAGTTCTGGAACTGACCGGACGGGATCAGCGGCGGGTAGATCTGAACGGTAACGTTGCCGGAACCGTCATCCACCGCGGGCGCCGTGATCACGAACTGCATCAGGTTGGCCGCACCGGTGTACACGTTGTGGTTGCCGCTCGGGTTGACCTTGTACACGCCGGCAAACGTCAGACGATCGCCGGGCACGAACGATACCGAAGAGCCGGTGAAGCTCTTGAGCACGATCGAGGAGCCGCTCTGGTTGGCCGCGTTAACCTGACCAGACCCGGTGTAGGTGCCGCCGGTAAAGGCCGGGATTTGCTCATCCCGCAGGAACGTGAACCCGGCATACTCACCGACCACGCCAGTGAGGTACTGCTTGCCGATCACATTCGACGGGTTGAAGATGGTCTGCGACTGCCCGACCATATTCGCTTCGTACTCCGAGGTCCAGATGACCGAGCGGTCCTGGTCCGGAGCCAGCAGCTTGTTCAGCGAGGTGCGCGCGTTGTTGTACGCGGCCGTGGTGTTCGGCGTGGTTCCCGGCGTGCCGACGAAGTTCGGCGTGGTCACCTGCATGTAGCTCAGCAGGTCAGCGTCGATCTGGTTGGCGATCATGATACCGAGCGGGCGCGAGTAATCCTCGTGGAACCGCTCCATATTCATGAACAGGGCTTCATCGGTGTCGTTGTAGATGAAGTCGCCGCCGCGCCAGTAGCTGATGCTGAGCGGCACCGTGGTCTGAACGATGGGCTCGGGTTGAAATGCTTGGCCCGTGCGGCCCTTGGGGCGCCACGGACGCTTGATCTGCAGCGTGGTCCCCACGGGGGTGCGCTGCTCGAAATACTGCTCGTGTTGACGGCCGATGCTGCGGAGCGCTGCGCAATTGTTGAACAGAACGCGCAACACTTCGGCAGTCACTTCCTGCCGTACAGGAATGGAGTTAATAGGCATTCCGCTCTCCGGAGTTGAGATCCGAGGGCCTTGGAACGCGAGAACGGGAGAGGGCTACCGGGCGAACTGCGCCTGGTTTCGACGCGCCATCCAGGCCGCGCTGCCAATGGCAGGCTCATCTGGAGGAGGCGTCCCACCCCGAGCCGCTACTTCCGCGGACGGTCTCGGTTTGCGGATATCCCGATCCGCTGCGGAGCCTCCCTGTTCGGGTTTTTCAGCTTTGGGGCGGTCTTTCGAGCCCTTGTCAGAGCCCGCGGCTTGCGCGGCCGGTTTTTCGTACAGCTTCTCCATGCGGCCTTCCAGCCGATGGAACATACGAATCTGTTCTGCCGGATTCTTGCTGGCCTCGAGCATTTTCTCGAGCGCTTCCGGGTTCTTCGCAAAATGGTAAAGGATGAAGGCCTTCTGGTCCGAGCTGGCGATCAGGGCCATCAGCTGCGGGTGATCCTCGGGCGCCCACTCGGGCCCGTCTTCGGCGGCTTCCTTCGCCACCGCGTCCCAATCCTCGAGGCCTTTCATGTCCTCCGCGGCCTTTTCATCCATCTCGCGGAGGTGAGTGCGCCACTGCTCCACCTGCTGGGCGTCTTCGCTGGCCTTGGAGTTGACCTTCTTCGCTTCCTGCCGGGCATCCCACTTCGACAGGGCCCGCTGATACGCCTCGTAGCTGGTGAACGAATCCACCGCGGGCTCGGGATCTTCGGCGGCCGGCTTTTCCGGCTCCGAGGCCTTCCCACCGGCCTGGGTCTTCGCCATCAGGTCCTCGAGGGCCTTGATGCGCCCGGTGAGCTCGCCGTTCTCCCGCAGCAGTCGATTATGCTCCCGCCGCTGCGACCGGGACATGCGCGGCTGATGGTCCTCGCGCTCTTCGGCCTTCGGCGCCTCCGGTCTCTCGGGCTCCTTCTGCGCTTCGGGCTGCTTGCCCTCGTTGCGCGCCGCAATGAACGCTTTCGGGTCGAAGGGCTTCTGCTCTTCATGGGTGGTGCCGTTGTTCTCCATGTGCTAGTAGGGCTCCTGGCTGCTTTCCGCCGGTTCTTGTGCCGGCTGCTGGTTTAGTGTCTGTGCCTGCTGCTGCTGTGCGTCCTGCGCCGATTGCATCGAGGCCGCCGCGGCCTGGTGCTGCGCCATCCCTGCGGCATGCCCGTGCTCCCGCGCCTGTAGCGTCGTATCGTGCGCCATGCCCAGGATGCTGTCGAGCAGATCCGCTTCCCGGTCTGCCTTCGCGTTGTCCATGTCCTTGGAGGCGTTGATTTCCGCCACCCGGATCCTGGTGGTGGCGTCGATCGCGGCCTGCCACCGTTTAAACTCGAGCTCGGGGAGCTTCGCCTGCATCGCCTGCTGGAGTTTCTGCACCAGCAGCGTGAGAACCTTGTTCTGCTGCTGCGCGCCCATTAGCGCTGCCTGCATCTGCTGCTGTTGGTTCTGGCCGTCCTTCTGATCCGGCGAAAGCAGGTCCGCCATGCCTTCGACCTGCGGGTTGCCCTCTCCGATCATGCGGAGGAAGCGGGACGCCACCCCGGGCGCCGCCAGGGCCTGCGGGGCCACCGAGAAGAAGTTCTGCAATTGCTGGACGGCCTCGAGCTGCCGCGTCGGGAAGTCTTTGCTGGCCATGGCGCGCACGGAGTACTCACCGAAGGCGATATTCAGCGGCTTCTTCTTTTCCCCGTTCTCCCCGCTCGGGAATTCGTGATTGATGGTCGCGAGCTCGTGCTGCGAATCCGGCTTGACGATCGTCACCACCCGCGGCCCGTCGAGAATCTTGCGGTGAATGAAAATGATCTCGTTGTACAGCACGCCGATCGCACGGTGGAGGTTGTCCGCGTAACTGAAGTTCCCCACGCTCGATTCGCTGCGGAGCTGCTCGATGGCCTTTCCGGACTGGTCGCCCTTTACCGCTCCCAGCGACGGATCATAGATGGCGGTAACGGCCTTGATGGAGTCCGAGAAGTAGCCGGCCAAGGCCAACAGCCACTGAATCGGCGTCTCCCACATGTTCCGCTGGGGAGCCGGCGCCAGCTGCGATTGTCCGGTGGTCTCGTCCGTGACCCAGACCGGATTGATCTCGAGATACGCCCACATCTCCGAATTGGCGCTCTGCCACTTCGGATCATCGAACTGCCCCTTGTGCCCGATCCAGGGGGACTTCGGCATCATGCCGGCGAGCTCGGTGGCCGTGGTAGCCACGTAATTCAGGGCCCGCTGCGAGTCGATCGCCCCGGAGATCAGCGAGAGCCGGTGCAGCTTCCCGTCGATCCAGACTTCCGGCCCCAGCACCGGGATCCAGCGCAGCAACCTGCCCGGCCACTCCGTCTCCTTCAGAACCTCGAAGGCGTCGACGGTGTAAAGCGTGACCTTCCGGCGCCCGCGCTGGCTCTTGTACTCGGCGCCTTCCTTCGGCTTCACGCCCTTCGGGACCGCTTCATCATCAAAACGCGCGATGCCGTCCGAATACAGCTGCAGCGTGGCCGACTCGAGCTCCACCAGGCAAAACTCGCAGACGTAGTAGGGCCCCTTCCCCGCCCCGGTCCACTCGTTGAGCTCGGCCAAGTTCCCGCCCACACCCATGGCTTCGGCCATCCAGCCCATGGCGGTCTGGATGTTCCGCGGCTCGAGCACTCTCCGTTTGGAGCCGAACTCCGCGATGTATTCCTCCCGCGAATATGCCCGCAGCTTGCCGGCCCACATGGCATCCTGCCGGTTCGCCATTCTGGCGCCGGGATCCCAGAAGATAGTGGACGGGTCTTCAACGGAGTTGATGCGGAGCCGTTGCGCGAACGATCGCTCGGAGACGAACTCCGTCTCGAGCTCGAGCACACCGTAGCCGCTCGCCGCGCTATACTTGCCGGCCGTCGTATACGCCACCTTCGCGTCCGATCGGTACTCCACTTCCCGAATCAGCCCCTCGTGAATGTCTGCGGTATCCGGGTCCGCGCCTTCGCCAACCGGGTGGCACTGGGGGCCGGGCGGATTCAGCCTGATATCGCCCTCGATCTGGTCAACCGCCGGCTTGCACTTATTGATCGTGACCCACGGGCGCCCGCTGTTCCGGCGTTTGGTGATCTCCTCGCCACGCCACTGCAGATCGCCCCCGGCATAAAACTTGAGGCGTTCGACTTCGGCCTCGTGGTTTATCCGGTTCGCCTTCCGCGCCAACTCGTAGCAGCGGCGAACGTGTGCCGGGATATCTTTCTTGGGGATAGGCATTTACTGACCGAGGAATTCGAGCTTTACGTGGATCCCGAACTGCATCGGGGTGGCGCCAGTGGAGGCGTAGCCAGATGTCGCAATTTGAATATTCGTGCCCGCCTTGGCGGCAATGATGATGCTTTCCGCTGGGTTCACCTGTGAGGAGTTATTCCCCACGGAATTAGCTGATGTCGAGGAACTGAGCGCTACACCGCTTGTATTGGCGGTCGTGCCCGTGTCATTGTCGGTCCAGTACGCACTGCACCCCGGCAGCGTTGCGGATGTGGTCGCCGCTTGCGTGATGACGATGTAGCAACTCAGCCGGTACATCCCCGCGCCACCCGCAGGCACAGAGTAAATCGTCGTGGCACTTAAATTCGCTGCCTGTGCGCTGGCGTCCGCTTTGGCAACCACCCCGGTCCCCACCGAGGAGTTCATTACCGCAGTGGCCGAGGTCGTAACCGTGCCAGCAGAATACGCCGACACGCGCGTCCGGAAGGCCAGATAACCCGCGGCCTGCACAGTCCAGACCGTGACGCCGGCCGTCGTTGTGCTCGTGGCCGTGCCGCCCGTGGAGGCCACGGCCGTGGCCGCAACCCAGTTCACGCCATCCTGCGTGAGCTCGAAATTGACCTGCGTGCCGCCCGAGCACGATGCACAGTTGACGGTCAGGGCCACCGTGGCATAGCCCTGCACCGGCAGGTTGCGGCCGGCCCCGTTGGCCGTCGCCCCCTGCTGGAGCACGTCCGAGATCGGGACCTGCGCCGCGCCGGCCGCCGCGAGCAGCAGCACCGCTGCGACAACCTGGCCGAGGCGCCTCATTCCTTCCCCCACTTCTTCGCGTTGAGAGCGAACACGTCCCGCTTCTCTCCGGCAGTGTTGCCCTCGCGCTTGTCCTTCGCCTTCTTCTTCATCAGGTCCGCGACGGAGATCTTCTCCCCCTTCGCAATCCCCATTTCCTTGTGCAGAAGGCCCTCGTGCGATTCCTTGATCTTGATGGGGGAAGCCATTAACACCCTCCTAGTTGAAGCCCTTGATGCCGCCCGGGAGTTCCACCACGTCCTGCGGCATGTACAACTTCACGCCTCCGACCACCTCGCCATCCTGAACCTCGATAATCGGAGCGGCGGGGTTCTCGATCGCCGGTAGCGCCGCGGAGCTGAGCCCGTAGCCGCGGACCACGGCAAACACGCTGTCCTTCGCCAGGTCGAGCCGGGCCACCTCCGACCGCAGGAACTCGCTCGCGTGCTCGTCATCGATGAACACGCGCGAGGTCTTGCGGTTCGGGTCCTCCCCGAAGACCACTACGGTGCGCTTGCGCTGCCCGATGGCTACCCCGTCCGATGCACGGAACAGGATCTCCGAGTTCTGCTCGGCAAAATCTTTAATGATGTGGGTGATGTTCTCCATGCGATTCACTTTCCGGCGTGCTGCAAAATGAGACGGGCTATGTCTTCTTCTTCCAACTCGATGGACTCCTGGGCTGGCTCTCCCGTCATCGCCGCCTCATAGTCCGAAGTCCACCGGGCCAGGTTCTCCTTGGCCTCGCGTGCCATGCACATCAGGCACTTCCGCTTATTCGCTGAAACCGGCCGGCCGCAGCCGCCCTCGCAGCGGTGCACTACTCCGATTCCCCGGAGTCCAGAAAATCGGACAGGGAGCGCTTCAACCCCCGCACCGTCGGGTGCTCCTCCGGTCCCTGCACCTTGCCGCCCTCGAGCACGCTATGCGTGGTCACCCCGTCATCCGTGGCGTGCGCGTGGAAGTGGTCGCCCTCGGAGTGCTTCTGCGCGATGTGCATCAGAGCGTGCCCGATCGACGGGTGCTCCGTGCGCTTGCCGTCACCGAACGGCCCAGATGTGGTGTGGTAGGTCCCGTCCCCATGCGCGTGCAGGGTAATCGAAGAGCCCTTTTCTTCTGCCATAGTTCTCCCTCTATCCGAAGGGCGCATAGGATCCCCTCAACATCGGCGCCGTCTGCTTTTCAGGCTCCGCCGGCTTTTGCGGCCGCATAGCCACCGCGGCATACCGGAACGCATCAGCTGCATGGCTGGCCCAGTTATGCAAAGGCTGCTTCCCGCCCAGCCGCGGCCGGCCGTTGGCATCGGTGCCCAGCTTCTCCTGCTCCCCGTAGGTGTAGTGCCGCAGGGCCTGCATGCCGTCTGCAGTTTTCTCAGAATCAAACCAGCACTGCGGAAAAACAGTACGAGCCGCATTGATCCCGTCCGATCCGCTCAGCATCGGCACGATCTGCACCTTGTGCCCGGCCGTCCGCATCAACTCTTCCACGGACTTGCCCGTACCGAGCTGCCGCGCCTTCGCGTCGTGAGGCAGCCAGTGCGTGCCGTACACGTAGGGCCTGGCCTGCAGTTGCTTCAAATAATGCGGCAGCCCCTGCCCCGTCCCTTCCAGAAAATCGATGAAGCGAAACTCAAACGGCGTGGCCTGCCAGAACCAGATGCAAGTCGCGTCATCCACGCCAAGGTCCCAGGCAGTGTGAACAGGTCGCGTATGGTCATACGGGATCCGGCAGATTCGGTTCTGCGAGTCCACGTCGCGCAGCTGGTTGGCATAGACCGCACCCGAAAGGTTGCTTACGCAGTGGCCTTCATAGATATGGAGGAACGAGTCGACGTCCCGCTCTTTCAAAGACACCATTTCCTGCTTGAGCACGTCAGGGAACCAGGGGTTGTCCCTCCAGTTCATCTCCACCACCGCGGCGTTTGATGGTGGGTGAATCACGAAGCGTTGGTGCGTGTCATCCGTCTCGAGCTCCGGGTTGTACGTCACCCAGATTTCCGAGCCCGCTTTACGCAACGTCGGAATCAGCTTGTCCCAGCTGGCGCGGCGCACCGTCTGCGCCTCTTCCACCCAGACAACGTCATAGCTCTCGAGCGACTTGATGCTGTTTATGTCGTGGGCCAGCCCGGCGAACGTGAACTCCGTCCCGTTGCTCCCCACGATGCGTGCCTTTTCGACACGGTAATGCTCGCGCAGGCCGAGTTCGCC